GTTAAAATTCCCGTCAATCGTCCATGCTGAGGTAAACGGCCCGTTGTAGCCTGTCCGGCTGAATCCGATGCCGTTCTGGTTCATGCGGATCACGTTGACCGCCGTTGCCATATCATCGGAGTCCATGATCAGGATCTCCTCCGGCTGACCGTCAGCGTTTTGCTTGAACACCACATAGCCGCCAAGGCCGCCCGTGATCAGCTCCGTCTGGTGGTCTACATAGGCCTGCAGCGTTGACCGCTCGTTCTGCATCTGCGTCCGCAGGCGCTCCAGCGAATCGTCAACACCTGCGATCTGAGCCGCCAGATTCGTCCGTGCGTCTCCGACCTCTAAGGAGTCATATCTGTCTGTCAACACGTTGTAGACCGTTTTGACGATCTTTGCCGTTGCATCCACGCCCAGAGCGTCATATCTGACCGTTAGAGTGTCGCAGAGGTGCAGGCGTTCCAAGACCTTGTAATCGTCAAACGTGATGTCCCAGTAAGCGTCCGCCAGCGTGACGGTGTCTCCGCTCACAGAGCCGCCAAGATTCTGGAGGGTGTCTCCGTCCACTGTGGCGGGGAGCATCAGCGTCTTGGTCGGGTTGCCTGTCGAAACGCCGTCCATCTGCCAGAGCGGGACGAACTGCACGTCAAGCGAGACCTTCGGGATGCCGATGTCGTTGTCCTCGATGTACTGGTTCGCCCTGGCACGCAGCTGCTCCACCGTGGGCTTCTCCTGGAAGTCTGTGGTGAAGTCTACCACTGCCGTCCGCTTGTACGGGAAATTCGCCGCCGTGGAACTCCAGACAGCGTACTCCGGGAGCGTCACCGTCTCCCCGGAGGTCTGATCCCTCCAGAACGGGCAAACGCCCGTGATCGTGGCCTCAATGTTTTCGTCCTGTGTCAGATCGGTGATGTTTTTGCCGTATCTCAGCACCACCCCGGTGTCAATGCCCCGGTTCAGATGCAGCTTCACGAGGTAGTTGTCGAACTCGTACTCGCCTTTCCCGTAAACATCAAGAATGGAGCCCTGCGTACCTCCGAGCAATGCCCGGAACGCTCTGGGCTCCGTGAGATTGAAGTTGCCTGCAACGCTCTTATCCGTCCATACCGTGAACGGATTGGCCTGGGCGGAATGGCTGACCGCCTGCGTGAGGGCCTCAGCGCAGCTTGTAGCCGTGAACGGCATGACCGGGATGTGGTTCAGCTGGTAGCTGATATGCTCGGCATAAATCGAAACGATCCCGTTCAGAGGCTTCTCGATTCGATAGACGCGGAACGGCTGACCGCTCTTTCCGTCTGCCGGAACGGCATAGATGATCTTTGACAGCGCGATGTCTGCGTAGTGCTTCCCGGTGATGGGATAGCGCATAAACAACTCATACGGGCCGTTTCTCTCCTCTGTGACGGTACACTCCACCGCGTCAGAGAGCCGCCCCAAGCCGTTGGAGGTGAATCTTGTCGCAGTCGCGGCAAACAGTTTTGGAATCATAGCGTGAACCACCTCGGTGTGATCTGAATGTTTGAGATATGCCCTGACAGGGAGATGTTATTGGCTCCCGGACTCAGAACCGGGAAATCGTCACCTGTGATTGTGACGAACTCATTTGCGTTCACAGCGCCGCAAAATGCGTCCATGGCCTGACAGTCGATGTCAATGTATTGGAGGCCGTGCGCGGCAACTGTGATCGTGTTGGAGCCGATGCCGATGTTGCCGTAGCCATACACGCGGATGTTAGGCCGTGCATCGTAGTTTGTCGGATTGGTGATGCTTCCCGAAGCTGACAGTGTGGTCACCGTCAGGCCGGAATATAGCCATCTCTGAGGCTGACAGTTGAACGTGATATCAAACCGCCCGGCCTTGTTATACGCCCCTGTCTCCGCAGAAAAACCGCCTGAGAGGGCGGCAAGGCGGAATTCATCCGGGTGATAGGTATCTGTCAGAATCTGATAGCCGGTCTTGGAGAGCATCAGCGCCCGGAAGGTGTCGAACTTGGTGTCAAACTGAGCGGGGATGAAAGCAGGATACACGATTTCAATGTTCTGGTATCTCCCGTTGTCCACGATCAAGTCCCCGCTCCTGCCGGGTATCTGGATGTACTCCAAATCCCGGCCCGGAGCGTTGTATGTGCCAGTGCCGGAGATCCAGACGCCGTAGAGGTTGGACTGGATCCCCGCGAAAGTCAGATAGTTTCCATATTGGTTCATGCGAACGCCGCCCTTCTCCTGTTGACCTGTGCCGCGATCCGCTCCGCCACAAGGTCAGCCAGTTCTCTCTCGTCCATTCCGGCTGTGCCGTTGACTACCACGTTGATGTTCGTGTCACCCGCTCCGCCCACTGCGTCACGGATCATGGAGAGCATGGTGTTTTGTCCGATCACGATCTCGCCGCCGGCGCCATCGCCGAAGCCTTTCATGCCGTTGGCGGTAGCCATGACCGTGGGAGAGTTAAACATGATGGGGTTGTCATATGCTTTTTTATACCAGCTCACGGAGATGTTCGGGATGGAGATGATTCCGCCGATGTTCGTCCACCTCCAAGAGAAATGGGGGAGTTTCAGAGACGGAAGGCTCCACTGGAAATTGAACAGATTCTTGATGCCGCTGATGGCGTTCGAAACGGCATCCTTCGCCGCCTGCAGCTTGTCGGAGAACGCCGTCTTGATGCTCCCAAGTTTGTCCTGCACCGTGGTCAGCGCATCCCCAAGCCTGCCGCCCGTAATATCGTTGATCGTGTCGAATCCAGTAGTCCACAGGCTCTTATAACCGTCCATTGCCGTGGTCAAGACTCCCTGAATGCCGCCGCCGTTGTCGGAGATGCTCTGCTTGATATTGCTCCACGCATCGGAGGTTTTTGTCTTCAGGTTTGTCCAGGCATCAGAGACGGTGGTTTTCACGGAGTCAATCGCGTTCGATACGTTGGTCTTTGTGGTGTTCCAAGCGTTTGAAACGCTGTCCTTGACATTGTTCCATGCCTCGGAGGTCTTGGTCTTCACGTTGTTCCAACCGTCTTCAATCGCAGTTTTCGCGTTGTTGATGCCGTCCGTGACTCCCGTCTTGATGGAGTCCCATGCGTCAGAGATCGCCGTGGTCACGTTGTCCCATGCCTCTCCGACAGCTGTGGTAACGGTTTCCCATACCCCTTGGAACCATTCGGAAATTGCTCCCCAGTTCTGCACAACGAGGATAACGCCCGCGACCGCCGCCGCCACACCCAGAATAACAGGGAGGAACGGAGCAACCGCCGCGATCACTCCGCCAACAGCCGGAATCAGGGTTCCCGTCAGGATGGGGATGAACGTGCTGACCGCAGTGGAGATCGTGCCAACAGTTGAGATGACAGAGCCAAGAATAGAGAGAACCGGCCCAACAGCCGCCACAACTCCCGCAACGGTGATGATGGTCTGCTTCTGATTGTCGTCCAATCCCTTGAACCACTCGGACAACTGACTCACCTTTTCAGAGAGCGCCTGGAGCGCAGGCCCCGCGACTTCCATCAGGCTGTTTGCCAAGTCCGCCCCGGTGGTCTTCAGTTCATTTAGGGTTGTCTTCAGCTGGTCGACCGGGTCAAGCGTGTCCTCAAACGTGGTGGAAACGTTGCCAAGGTTATCGTCCAACGATGTGCCTAAATCGTCCAGACTCAGCCGTCCGTCTTGCAGAGCGGAGGCAAGCTGTGGGCCTGCCTTATTGCCAAACAGTTCGATTGCAGCGGCGTAGGCCTCTGTATCGGTGTCCGCTCCCTCTAACGTGGTCTGAAGGTTAGACAGGGCATCCTCCATGGAGATGCCGTCCGCCGTGGCGTTCTGCAAGGCCTTTTTCAAACCTGCCATTGTAGCGGAGGAGTCCACGCCGTTCTTGTCCAGCTGCCCAAGGAACCAAGCAGCGTCAGAGGCGTTCATTCCCATGTCCTGAAGGACGGTCACGTTTGCCCCGATGTCATCCGCCAGTTTTGTTGCATCCGCGCCAGTGGCCTGAGAGACCGCCAAAAGGGTGTCGAGCATCGCCCCGGCATCCTCTGCGGAGAGTCCCCACGCCGCCATGGCGCTCTGTACGGAGTCCACAGAGGTTGTCACGTCTCCGCCTGTGAGTTCTGCAAACTGGACAAACTGCGTTGAAAGGGTCTCCAAGTCCTGCCCGGCGATCCCGAAGCGGGTGGACACCTCGCCGACAGCCGCCGAAGCGGATTCGAATGAGGTCGGGATCGTGGTGGCGATGTTGGAGAC